ATAATGATGGGCGCGCCCATGAGTCTTATTCTGATTTCGATAATGGAATGCTGAAGAAGAGACGGATTCAGCCATGTAGCCAATTTTCAATAGGCCTCTCCGCTTCGATTATTATCTTTTTGGGCTGGAAAAGGCCATGCGTGGGCGGCTGCTTTTGGCCGAAAGCAGCCGTTCACTACAGCTCGTCGCCTCACTCTCGCCGCTCCACCGCGCCTCGATTACTGTATATCCAAACAGTTAAACGCAAGGCGTTCCCGTGGATCCATCCGATATCGAAAACACCGACGACTGGCTCGGCTGCCCGACGCCGCTCGAAACCTGCCGGCAACAGCTCAGGCTTTACGAAAATGAGTTTGAGGAATTGAACCGGCAGCTTCGCGAAGAGCGGGAACGTATATTTAAGCTGGTCGAGATGCACGCCGAAGCCATCCAGCAGCGGAACGGGTATATGGCGACACTGCGTGAAAAAGCGGCAGAGACGGCATCGCTCCGTCGAGAGATGTCCAGCCTGCGCACTTCGGCAAACGCGCACAAGAAGGAAGCGGCAGCCCTTCGCGGCATGTTGGAAGGGCTAACACCCAACACGAAAACTATCGTGTAGTCATTCATAACGACTTGGCGCCAACGCCCTAACATAAGCCTGGCAAGCCTGAAGCGCGATCAATCCCCGGTCACCCTCACTTGTGATGGCGACAATTCGTTGAGCATGCGCTGGGTCAAGTCGGGCGCGTACGGTTGCATGATCCACGCCGCCGGAGCTGGCGGTGGCAGGCACTGAACAGCCACCGGCTGAACCCGCATCGATGAGGACTGACAGCCGCAGATCAGAAGTGGCAAGGCGATCGCGCAGAATAGCCTGGTCTTTTTGGGCATTTGTCATTTTCTCGGAGTGGGTTTTGTCACTGGCCGCCAGCCGCTGCTCGAGCGCCAGCCGCTTGTCCTGCTCGGCCTGGTGCGCGGTGGCGGCCGCCAGGCTCAGCTGATTCAGGGTTTCGGTGTGCAGCCTGGACTGCTCGGCCAGATGCCCTTCGTAGCGCCAGTCCTGAACCTGCCAAGCCAAGGCAGCGCCGGCGAGCGCCAGCACAACCGCGCCGACAACTCGCCACGGCACGACCATCACGGCACATCCTTGAAGAACACGTGTCCGCCGAGCAACAGCGTCTGTTTGGCTTTTACCGACCAGCCGGGTGCAGCCTTCATGCTGAGCGCGTAGTAGTGCGTGGCGCCGCTGGTAGGATCCGACACCTTGCCGTCGATTACCTGGTCAGCAGCAATCCGACACTGCGCCAGCTCGCGGAACGGGATCTCCCGCGCGCCACTCAGGAATGGATAGTTCGGGTCACCCTTGTTCCAGCAGCTGAACTGGTACGGCTTCTGGCACACGCCGGCGTAGCCCTCCCCCCACCATGAATTGGTCTTGCCGTCGAACACTCGGTTGCGAATCGTCCAGGCCACGGCAATCTTTCCGGCCAGACTCTCGCCGCGCGCCTCGCCCCACAGGGTGCGAGCAAGGACGTCGCGGTCTTTCTCGGTTACAGGCATCACTTTTCTCCAGGCAAAAAAATACCCGCTCGACGGCGGGTTGACGGGGTTCAGCTGATTACGCCGGGCGGGATGGCCTGGCCGATGGTTCCGGGAATCCCGGCGCCCCGTCCTTCCAGCCTCGGACGGCGGTGCGGTACTCGCGCCATTGCTGAACCGTTCCGGGCATGGCCGATGGGTCGCCGTCCTCAAGCGCAATGAGCTGATCGGTGATGAACGCCACCTCGGCGGCGCGCCAAGCGTCTTCGCACGCGATTTCGCTGAGCCGGTCCCAGTGCGCCTGCTCTTCGGGAGTCTGGCTTTCAGGCGGCTGCGGCGCCGGACTGGTGCTGAAAATCCCACCCTCTACGGAGACGAACAGGAAATTGCCGGCCTCGATGCTGGCCACGGCCTCGGCGTATTGTTCTTCGGTGATCTCGATGCCGCCCTCAATGGGTGCCGTGCTGATCTGGTTGGTTGCTGCGTATGGCATGTGAACCTCGATTAGAACCAGCGGCCGACGGACGAGAACCAGAACAGATAGCTCTGTGCTGTCGTCGAGCCAAGCGCAAGGTTTGGGGTCTCTGTCGCTGGAGAGCGGCCCATGTTGATGAACGCACCCAAATACAGGTTGGTAGAAGATGTCAGCGACTGGCGTGTTGCATAAAGCTGGTTCCCAGTTGCAGATCCGCCAGTGAAAAACGCAAGGTCGCTGGACGACGATACGTTTCCTACAAATTCCGCCGGGCGGGCAATCGCTGGTGCAATAAATGCTCCGGGGCCAACCGCAACGTTCGCCTGCCGGGTGCCGTCAAAAGTCATCTGCCCATTGGCGTACAGCGTTTTCCTGTCGCCGGTGGTGGTGTCGATGGAATAGCTCATCACGGCACCGGTCGGAACGCCCGCCGCTTGACTGACCGGGCCCACAATATCCGCCACCGCCGCTGACTTGAGCCCGAGCCCAGTTCGGGCCGTGGCCTGTGTGGTGCCGCCCGTGCCGCCTTCGGCTACCGCGATTGCGCCGCCGATCGGCCGGGTAACGAACTGGCGCCAAGCCCCGAAATTCCCATTGTTCTGGACGCGGGTGTAACAGTTATCGGTGAGCAGGCCTGTCGCAAACTGCTTGGAATAACCGGCAGCCGCGTGGTTGATCACGTCCAGGTAAGCCGACTCCGGCACGTTGATGCCGCCGCCGTTGAATACATAGCTGGCTGGCACTGGGAGCGCGTTTGCATCGACGCTTGCGGCTTGAACGATGTTCGCCCCGCCGTTACGTCCGTAGTCGCCGACCTTCGTCATGCGACCCGCTGTGGTGTCGAGACGACTGGATGTTGGCACCAGCCCCAGAGCAGTTTGTGCAGCTGCCTGCGTCGTCGCCCCGGTGCCACCTTTGCTAAGCGGCAGCGTGTCGTAGTTGCCGGTCGTGCCCAGCGCGGCCAGCTTGGCACCGTACTGATTGACCAGCGCCCTGAGCGCGTCGGCCGAGTCCTTGACGTAGCCCTGCATCGGCGCCAAAGCGTATGCGCCAGCAGCATTGGTTGCGCCCTGGTAGTTGGGCGAGATCGACATCGCGGTATCGCTGGCGATGTTGATCACCTCATACCAACCACCGTCAGGCCCACGGAAGGCATCACCAACCCGGGCATTCGAAATGAAAGCCGTGCCGGTACCGATAACCGCGTTTGAATTTTGGACGACAGAAACCGTCCCGGTTTTGTACCAGGGCATCGATTATCTCCAGAATGGTTTGAGATCAGGCCAGCAATTTGGCGCAGAGAAATGGCCTGTGGCCTTGGTCAGTCCAGGCGGTGAACGCGAGGCTGTACATCAGGATTCGGCCGCCAGCGTAGTCGACGCCAAGGGCGCAACCGCCGCCAGAACCTGCGGACTGGCAGTTCATCGTGAACGGGTTCAGCGATACGTACTCACCGGGCCCGAGGCTTTTGCCTATGCCCCAGATGTAGCGGCGACTGACGCCCAGCTGTTCCATACCGAGGTATGTCCAGTTGCCAGCCGCAAACGTCACCACCACGGCCGGGGCGCCGCTGTCGTAGACAAGCGCACCATCAGGCCCCCAAAGGCGCATGCCGTATGCGGCCGTGCCCATGGATGCCCAGGCAGCGACGAAGTAGGCCCCGCTCAAAGTCCCGTCGACCACTGAGGCGGCCATTGAGAAGCCAGTCCAATTTCCCGGCCCGCCGGTGAACCAGACCGATATCGGCACCTGAATCGATCCCGTCTGGTTCGGACGGATAAAGACCATTGGCGGATCCTGGCTCGTCACCGCCCGGGCGAATGCACCCGAGGCGGTTCCGTTGCCGGAGTACGTCCCTTTGGTGAGGACGCATAGCCTGGGCGCCTCGGAGTCGATTTGAACAAAGGAGTTGTCATTGATGCTCTGAAATCCATAGCTCATGTTCCGTACCTGATTGCGTATCCCTTTGCCACGACGCTTGTGCCGATGTCAGTAGCGCTCGCTGATGGATTTCGGAACCGGACCACAACCTGCCCGACCGACACAGTGACGTATGGGTAGGACTTGCTGTTGGCCTGGCCATCCGTTTCCGACGTCTGCACGTCCTGTGCTCGCGTCGGGATGATCATGAACACGCAGTTCGCCGGGTTGAACCCCGGAATGTTCAGCGTGTAACTGGCCGTCGGAACGCTGAAATCCAGAACGCCCTGCCACAACACCTGGTAGGTGAAGCTGTTGGTGTCCATGGAAAGGTTACCGTTCTCGTCCCAGACCCTTGCCCCATAAGTCATGCGTCGAGGTCTCCAAGTTGCACACGTTTGACGCCGTTTTGGTCAAACACTTTGATGGCCCTGTTGGTCATCGTGAGACGCCCGCCACCTGGAGCTGGTCCGTTGAATTCGAGATTTCCAGCCTTGTCCAATCGCCAGCCGATCGTGCCGGCAACATAATTGTCGGATTGAATGAACGACCCGATTTTTGCGTTACCGATCGACCCGTCCTTCACCAATAGCGTGTTGATAAAGACTTGGCCGCCCTCCACCGCGAACGGAATCGCGATGGCTCCACCAGCAATGGTGTTTACGATCGCAAACCGGTCGGCACTCACCAGAAACTGACTTTGCAGCCCCGCCGGACCGTTCTCGATACCAAGACCGATCCCGGCGGCGATGTACTGCCCGGTCCCGGAGTTGTACTGCATCTTCACCGACCAGCTCGCGGACATCTTGCCGTTCACGTCGTTGACGATCGACGTGTTCTGCTCGATCGCCGTTTGCTGCTCGCCGACTTTCGTATTCAGTTGGGTGATCGATTGCGCGGTAGCCTGCTGGTTGGTCGCCACGACCAGATCAAGCGTAGTGATGCTGGCCGCGTTTTCGCCGACCTTTGCGTCAAGCGTGGTGGTGCGCTGGGCAAGCGCTTCGTTATCCGACGCCCGAACCTTCTCCTCTGTCGCAATGGCGGCAGTGCTGCTCCAGCCTTTCAACGCATCCGCGAGATCGCCCTCCCCGTTATCGTCGCGGGAAGATGCTCGCAGAGCCTGGAAGGCAGCGGCCTGTGCAGTTACCTCGCCGTCGAGCTCGGTGATGTCCGCGGTATTGGTCGCCACCTGCTGGGCCAGCCCGTTTGCCGTTTCCACACTCTGGCCAACGTCCGCCCAGTAAGCAGTGTTAGGTGGAGGCGTATTGAGCGGCACTGGCTGCACGGCTTGGTACAGCCGCTGCCCCTGCTGGACCATATCGTTCTTCAGATAGGTCTTTTCTGGGTCGTAGAGGAGGATGTTATCGAGCGCATCAATCTGGTCCTGAAGGCCGGGGATTTTGTCGATCTCATCGACAATGTCCTGCCCAAGCTCAGTGCGCCCCACCTTTCCTGCCAGAGCTGCGAGGTACGCTGAAACATCGTTTGAGGTTTGTGCTGGGACGTAGAGAAAGGCGCTTTTCCCGTAAGCGTTCGATGAGCGGATGAAGTAGTAGTAGTTCTTCCAGAATCCGAGCCCGGTGTGCGTGAACGTCAGGCCTTGCCCAAGATACTCAGCATCCGCTGACGTTGCCGTCGGTGAAGTGCTGAAGAAGTATTCGTAGGTCCCACCATTCAAGCCGTTTTGCGAGTTGCTCGGTATCAGCACGATGTTATCGATCGATGACTGAACCACGCAGCTTTCCGGGATGGGCGGACCGTTGATGCTGACGGTGATCGTCGCCTCACCGGAACGAGCCATCGGACCGACTGCCGCCACGCTCATCGTGTAGTTTCCGGACGGCAGACCGTTTATGGCGATCTCCGTCGAAGTAGCCGGCACGTTGTGCGACTGAATCGCCGTAGAGCCTTGGCGGACGATGACGATGT